AGGATAGAAACGGCAGTGCGGGAGCAGGTGGGAATGGAATGATCTTTTCCATCGTCCTGATCATTGCCATTGCGTGGACGCACAAACCCATCTCCGTGTGGGAGATGATCAAAGAAGAGCTGCGATATGCAGCGGAAAGGAAAAAGAAATGAGAATCATTACCTGCGAACAGGTGTCAGAGGGCCATCCTGACAAGCTGGCGGATCAGATCGCCGACGCCATTGTTACGGACTGCCTCCGGCGCGACAAGAACAGTCGGGTGGCGATTGAGTGTCTGCTGAAGGACAACCACATCATTATCGCCGGAGAACTGACCTCCAACCACAAGCCGGATTACTGCAAGTTGGTGTATGAGGTGTTTGACCGGATCGGCTGGGAAAAATTGAACTATGGAGATCCGTCCCTGTATGCCGGTCCTGAGATCGGAATCCTTGTGAAGGAGCAGAGCCCGGATATCGCCCTCGGCGTTGACAAGGGCGGAGCGGGAGACCAGGGCATGATGTATGGCTACGCCACCAATGAAACGCTGGAGCTGCTGCCGATTCCCTATGTTGTGGCAACCCGCTTTCTCCGTTTGCTGAAAGAGCACCCGAGCAAGATGTTCCGCGCAGACGCCAAGGCTCAGGTGAGCTACGACTATGACAGCGGCCGGATCACGACTTTCCTCTGTTCGGTACAGCACAGTCCGGATGTGGAGCCGAGTGACTTCCGGCACATTATTGAAGCCCTCATGATTATCGCGGCAAGCGAAAACGGACTCAATACGGACTTTGAAAAACTGGTCAATCCGACCGGGCGATTTGTGATCGGAGGCCCATATGCGGATTGCGGGGTGACCGGCAGGAAACTCGCCTGCGACACCTACGGCGGCGTAGGCAGAATCGGCGGCGGTGCCATGAGCGGGAAGGATCCCAGCAAAGTCGACCGCAGCGGAGCGTATATGGCCCGGAAAATCGCAAGGGATATTGTCCGAGCCGGGTATGCAGAACGGTGTGAAGTCCAGATTGCCTACGCAATCGGTGTGGCGCAGCCCGTTTCCGTGTATGTGGAAACCTTCGGGACGGAATACCAGGACAAGGAATTCCTGGAGCAGTACGTCCGTGACAGCTACGATCTGACACCGAAGGGCATCATCGACAGCCTGGGGCTTCTGGACGTGGACTACAACGCTGTGTCCAGCTACGGGCACTTCGGGAAGGCGGACCTTCCCTGGGAGCAGTGATGCCGTCCCGGCCGAACACACCATGCCGCCACCCTGGATGCGCTGCCCTCGTACCTTACGGCACCAAGTACTGTGAGGCACATAAGCCGCTGCACCCCGAGGAGGTGCGGAGCGCAAGCGACAGAGGCTACGGCAGAGCGTGGCAGAAGGCAAGGAAGAGGTACCTTGCCTCCCATCCCCTCTGCGCAGAGTGCATGAAGGAAGGCAAGTACACCAAGGCAACAGATGTAGACCACATCGTGCCGCACAGAGGGGACAAGGTCCTCTTCTGGGATCAGAGCAACTGGCAGCCACTCTGCCATAAGCACCACAGCATCAAGACGCGGAATGAGGACCACAATCCGGAGTATCGGTTTTGAGGTATGCAAATATTTGCATAGGGTAAGTAAAAGTGTTCTGGGGTGGCCCCGGGGGGCGGGTTCACTTCTCTACGGTGAAGTCTTTAGAAGACCGTCGGCTCCTTTCGCGTTGAGTTTCGCAAAATGAGGGGGCCGGGGGCCCTTTTGACCCTGTTCCGACGCAATCCGAAAAGGTAAAACAGCTGAAAAAGCCTGAAAACAGGGCTGTTTCAGCTGTTTTCCTTTGTCGTCGGGGCGCGTAAAACTTCATCGGAAACAGAAAAAACTTCGGCGAATTTCGGGTATATTTCGAGATTTTGGATAAGTTGGAGCTTCAATTCGACGCAATCCGAACATGGGACCCTGTCAGAAAGGAGGGCAGATATCTTGCGGGAAGAGATCATCCGGGAAGACGAATACGTGGACATCTGCCCCAACTGCGGCGGCTTGTTTTCGCAAAATAAAAGAGGACGAAGGAAAAAATTCTGCTCAGAGAAGTGCCGGACGGCATGGAACCACAGGCACCCCAACCCGGCAAACTGGAAAAACACGGCGCGTACATGTATCTGCCCACAGTGCGGGAAGGAGTTCATCGCCACCCGTGAATATGGGCAGCTGCGGAAATATTGCAGCATTGCCTGCTCCAACCGGGGCAGGGCTGCGGAGAGGAGAAAAGAACATGACGCTGGAAGAGAAGATGGATCAGGTTCCTGACGACCCGGTGAATCACCCGAGTCACTATACGGACGGGATTGAGGTCATCGACTATATCGAATCAAAACATTTCCCATACCACATCGGCAACGCGGTCAAGTATCTGTCGAGAGCCGGCAAGAAAGACAAGACCAAAACGGTGGAAGATCTGAAGAAAGCGGTATGGTACATCAACCGCTACATCGACCTGCTGGAGAAGGAGGGCGCGCAATGACGCTGACAGAAGGATTCGTGAAGGACGAAGTTTTTATCGACTTCGGCGTGGAAATCATGTACGGCGACGATCAGTGCTATATCGACTATCCCTGCCGCTTCCCGACCGTAGGCTTCCAGCTCATGGCGACCAATGGTCTAAGTCAGATCGCGGACCGCATCCGGAAGGACCAGGGCATGAAGCCCATGCACCCGCTGGACGAGTACACCGACGACACCTGCGACAACGACGGCTGGTACGATTTCTATGTGGGCCTGAACGGATATGCAGATAATCACATGGACAGCTGCATCGAGTTCGTTGTGATCAACAGCGATTCCGAGGATAACGAGCAGCTGTATACTATCGACCTGACGGCGGACGAGCAGAATGCGCTATATGCCCGTCTGGATGAACAGTGCCGGAAGTACCTGGATAAGGGCTGTGAAGAACTGCTCGCCGAGGCGCGGAAGCGTATGGAGGAGGATGCCACATATGAGCTTGGATAAGGCCATCGCCCATGGCAAAGAAAAACGGAAACCATATTGCGGCTCCAAGGCGATAGACAAGACGTGCCGGAATCACGGAAGCTGCCCCTGGTGCAGGCAGAACCGGATGCACAAGTTCCGGCGCATTACAGCGGAGGAGGACATGAAGTGAAGATTATCAAGCGGGACGGACGAGAAGTCCCATACGACTACAGGAAAATTAAAAATGCCATCGAAGCGGCGAATGCGGAGGTAGCGGAGGCAGACCGCCTTTCCGATACGGAGGCCGGTTTTATTATTGGCCGGATCGAGAAACGATGCGCTGAACTGGGCAGGGCTGTCCATGTGGAAGAGATTCAGGACATGGTAGTGGAAGAGCTGATGGCGTCGGATCATTACCGTCTCGCCCTCCATTACAGCGACTACCGGCTGCGGCATGAGCTGCTCCGGAAGCAGAACAGCACTGACGCAAAGATCCTGGCGCTTCTCCGGCATGACAACGAACTGGCCAAACAGGAGAACGCAAACAAGGACCCGATCATCAACAGCACGATGCGGGACTACCTGGCGAGTGAAGTATCCGAGGATATCTGCCGCAGATACATTTTTCCTGAGGATGTGGTAAAGGCCCATGATGAGGGCATCATCCACATTCATGACATGGGCTATGTGTCCGGACCGATCTCCAACTGTGAGCTGGTGAATCTGGAGGACATGCTGCAGAACGGAACGGTCATCACGGACACCCTGATCGAGAAGCCGCACAGCTTCTCTACGGCCTGCAACATTGCCACCCAGATCATCGCCCAGGTTGCCAGCAACACCTATGGCGGGCAGACGATCAGCCTTGCCCATCTCGCTCCCTTCGTGGATGTGAGCAGGCAGAAATATAAAAGCGAGATCAAGGATGAGTTCCTCGCCATAGGCAAAGACTACACCGATGATGAGGTTAACCGCATGGCGGAGATGCGCGTGCGTAAGGAAGTGCAACGCGGCATCCAGACCATTCAGTACCAGATCCAGACGCTCCTTACCACCAACGGGCAGACGCCTTTCGTCTCTGTGTTTATGTATTTGGATGAGGTGGAGCCTGGACAGACG